ACACAGCGGCATTTACTTTAGTTTATGTTAATGCAACAAGAGGCTGGGTATATAAAGATAACATATAGGAGCACGGACCATGGCTCTAATTGATTTTAAAGTCTTACCAGGAATAGATAAGCAAGATACCACATCTGGTGCAGAAAACAGATGGGTTGATTGTGATAACACAAGATTTAGATATGGACTACCAGAAAAAGTCGGTGGTTGGTCATCATTAGTTACCGATACAATGGTAGGTGTTGCAAGACGTCAATTTGCATTCGTTGATTTAGATGGAAATAGATACATTGCAATTGGAACAGATAAATTTTTAATTATATATTTTGAAGGTCAACTCTATGACATTACACCTTTAAAAGCTACTTTAACATCCTGCACTATTGCAACTACATCTGGTTCAGCTGTTTGTTCTATTACAAAAACTTCTCATGGTTTAAATGCTGGTGATATTGTATTATTAGATAATGTAACTTTACCGGGAGGTACAGGTTATGTTGATTCAGATTTTGAAGATAAATTATTTCAAGTAACAAGTATTACAAGTTCAAGTGTATTTACAATTACACAAAGTTCTAATGCTACAGCAACGGTTGCAACGGGAGGTAGTCTAGAAGTTAAACCTTATGAAACAGTTGGACCTGCAGAACAATCTTATGGTTATGGTTGGGGTATTGATACTTGGGGCAGTGGTAATTGGGGAGAAGCAGCTTCAGCATCTGATGTAAGTCTGGAACCAGGCCTCTGGAGTTTAAGTAACTTTGGTCAAGTATTAGTTGCAACAATTGCAAATGGAAAAACTTTTACATGGAATGCGGGGGACGCTTCAAGATTAACAACAAGAGCATCAACAACTACATCAGGATTTGAAACTACTAACAACCCAACAGCAACAAGGGTAACTCTTGTTTCACCTACAACACGTCACCTAATTCATTTAGGAACTGAGACAACGATTGGGAATACAGCAACTCAAGATGACATGTTTATAAGATTTTCTGATCAAGAAGATATAAATGACTACACCCCAACTGCAATTAACTCAGCGGGTTCACAAAGACTACAAGATGGTACAAAAATTATGGGTTCACTAAAAGCAAAAGAAGCAATTCTTGTTTGGACAGATAATGCATTGTACACAATGAAATTTATTGGAGCACCTTTTACATTTGGCTTTGAGCAAGTTGGTACTAACTGCGGATTGATAGGTAAAAATGCAGCTGTTGAAATTGATGGTGTTGCGTTTTGGATGTCTAATAATGGTTTCTTTATGTTTGATGGTACAGTTAAATCTTTACCTTGTTCTGTTGAAGATTATGTCTATGATCAAGCAGATACTACAAAAGGTCAACAAATTTATGCTGGATTAAATAATCAATTTACAGAAGTAACTTGGTATTATCCCTCAACTAGTTCTGATTATAATGATCAATATGTAGTATTAAACTATGGAGAAAAAGTAGAAGGTGGTGTTTGGTATATAGGAACAGAATCTAGAACATCTTGGATTGATGCTAGTGTATATCCTAAACCTTCGGCTACTAAATTTAATGACTCAGCTACTGGTACTTTCCCGGTTATTATTGGTGAAAATGGTCTAGGTCAAACTACCTTATTTGAACATGAAGTAGGAACTGATCAAGTAAATCCTGACGGTAGCACAACTACAGTTACTTCGTTTGTAAAATCTTACGACTTTGATTTACAGAGTCAAGGCACATCAGGTGATGTATTTTTAGCTATGAGAAGATTTATACCTGATTTTAAAGACTTACAAGGTAATGCAAAAGTAACTTTAGCAGTTAAACGTTATCCTCAACAATCAGATACAACTACTTCTTTGAGTCCCTTTACAATCAACGCAAATACTGATAAAAAGGATACAAGAGCCAGAGGCCGGTTTGTTAATATCAAGATAGAAAACACTGATGTTAGTGAGTCTTGGCGCTTTGGTACATTACGAATAGATATACAACCAGACGGACGTAGATAATGGCAACTTTATTTGATTTAGCACAACAATATTTAAACAGAGCATTACCTGAAACTTTTAGGTATGATAGAACTCAACCACCTACAATAGGACCTCGTCTTCCAGTACAACCAGAAGAACCTATAAAAAAATTATTACCTGTACCAGGTGGAAACGAAGAAGGGTTCAGTGTTTATAATCCTGATCCTAATAGAACAAGAACACCAGATCGATATAGTCCATATAATTACAGACAAGCTGCTGAAAGAAATTTAATTGGATCAGGTGATTCACAATTTGATATAAATAAATATGGAACTGGATTTAGATCAGAAACTGAAGCAAACAAATTTATGGATATGTATCCAGACTATTATACAGGTCCACAACTAACAGGTATACCTGGTGCAATACAAGGTTATATGAAAAACAGTTTAGCAGGACAATTACTTGGAAAAGCAGCAAGTGGAATAGAAAGTTTACTTCCTGTAAATAACAGAGCTATTTTAGAAAATGAATTATTAGGTCAAGGTTTTCAATTAAATGATATTGGACAATTTGTGTCTGATGGTGGAGACGCTTATAAAGAAGATGGTTCTAATATTATGGCAGGTTATAATGCTGCTAAAGTAACTAGACAAACTTTTGATAAAAGAAGAGAAAAAGCTAAAAAAAATATGACACCTGAGGGTTTTGAAAAATTTAACAAAGCACTTACAGCAGCAGAAGATAAATTTTTTGGTGGATCAGCTAAAGCAACAACTGTTTTCAACGATCAACTTAAACAAAAAGATATAGATGATGGATTTATTAACGATCAAATTCCTACTTATGATGAAGAAATTCCATCATTTATAACAGATGATACTATAGTAAGTGATACCATTACTGGAGGAATAAATTTAAATGATTATGATGGTATTACACCAATAGGACCAACTTACGGAGGATTAGATAGCATTGGATCTGGTGGTGGTATTACGTTTGCTCCAACTGCACCTATAACATCAGGTAGTGTATTAGCAGATAAAAATATAAATAAAATTAATGATTACATAGATATAGGTGGAGGTCGTGATAGAGACGATGGACCAAGTCCAACACCTGATTATAGTAATGTAACAACCGCAAAAGGACCTCCAAGTCAAATTTCTACACCTTCATATGGAACAGGTAGTGGTGGTTTAGGTGATTATCAAATACAACCTTCTAAACCTAAAAAATCTTTAAAAACAACTAAACCTGGAACAGGTGGTGGAGCTGATAGTGGCGGCGGAGGCGGCGGCGGTGGCGGCGGTGGCAAGATCGTTTGTACTATGATGAATGAAACATATGGCTTTGGATCTTTTAGAAATAAAATTTGGTTAAAACATTCAAAAGGTTTAGCACCTGAATATCAAAAAGGTTATCACAAATTATTCTTACCATTAGTTAAAATTGCTAAAACAAATAAAGTAGTTAGAAAAATATTAGAACACATTGCAGTTCATAGAACTATAGACATACGTCAGGAATCAAGAGGCAAGGTACATTTGCTAGGTAGAATGTATAGAAAAATACTAGAACCGCTTTGTTATTTTGTAGGAAAACATGGCTAAAATAGTAATAAGAATACCTGAACCAAAAGAACAGTACGATGTTTCTAACCAGAAACAAATTAATAGAGCAATTAGTTTGATAACAGAACAATTGAATTCAACTTTTTTAGATGAATTAAAACAAGAGACTGAAAGATACACTTGGTTTAAATCTTCGGGGAGTAGTAATTAATGGCTAACATATATAAAAATGCACAGTTTGATTTAACAACTACTGCTGCTACCGATATTTATACGGTACCATCTAACTCAAGAGCCATTATTCAAAATATACACATGGCAAATATAGGAGCGGGAAACGTAGTTGTTCATGCACATATTTATGATAATTCAGCAACCACACAATATACGTTTGCAAAACATACAATTGCAGCAAGTGATTCTCAAGGTATAGCAGATGGATCAATAGTATTGGAAGAAAATGATATATTGCGAGTTCAAGCAGATAGTGCTAATGATATAGAAGGAACTTGTGCTATACTAGAAATTAACAGGGATTAGGAGAAAAAATGGCATTTAAAGAAGAAGGCGAAGTAAACTACACAATAATAAATGGTAAAAAAGTACCAGTTGTTAAATGTGAAACAGAAGTAGTATTGAGAAATACACAAACTAATTACGAGTACAATTCAGATAAAGAAGCAGAAGATGATATTGCTAATCCAGCAACTGCTACTCAACAAGAACATGTAACAAGATCATTAAAAATTAAAGTAGCAGCGATGCCACCATTAGGAGCAGCGTCAGAGTAATGCCAATTTCAAGAGGACAAATGCCAAGACAAATGTACGGACTAGGAAGTCTAGTAAAGTCTATTGGTAAGACTGTTAAAAAAATAGTTAAATCACCTATAGGTAAAGCAGCTATATTAGGTTTTGGTGCTAATGCATTAATGCCTGGAGGACTAAGTTCTTTATTTGGTAGTGGTGGTGGATTAACAGGTATTTTAAGTAAGGGTAAAGATCTTATAGGTGGATTATCTACTGCAAAAAAAATAACAGGAGCTTTAGCTTTAGGTGGTGCATTTGCAGGTATGGAAGATCAACAAGTAGAAGAGTTAAAAAGAAACCCTGAAGCTTTAAGAAGTTATCTTGCACAATATTATAGAAACTTAAATCAAGGTGCTAGTGATCAAGAAGTAAATAGATTTGTAGAAGCTAACATGACTGAGTACAAAGCTGATGGTGGTAGAATAGGTTATGACGATGGAACACCAGATCCAACATACACAGGTAATAATATGGAAGATCTTCCAAGAGGATTACAAATAGATACAACAACTTCTAATCCAATACCTGAAGATGCTCCTCAACAAGAAATATCAGAAGTAGCAAAAATTATGCTTGGTCCAGGTAGATCTGGAATTGGAGAACCTGAAGATGGTACAATGAAAGGTTATCAATTTTTTAGAGAAAAATATCTACCTAAAAAAGTAACAGAGATAGCTGAAAATTATGGTATTGAAGAAAATGAAGTTTTAAGAATGATTAGAGATGAAATGATGCAGTATATAGATTCACCTAAATCACTTAAAAAACCTGAAATGGCTAATGGTGGTAGAATGGGTTTTGCAATGGGTAATCCAGAAGAAAACGCGGTTCAGGCAGCAGGCATCATGGACTTACCATTAAATCAAAATCCTGCTGGAATTACTGAGTTAGATTTACGAGAAACAGGTGGATTTATTCCTCCAGTTGGTGTAAAAGAAAAGGCAGATGACATTCCTGCAATGTTATCAAATAACGAATTTGTATTTACAGCTGATGCTGTAAAAGGAATGGGTGACGGTGATGTCAACAAAGGTGCACAACGTATGTACGATATGATGAAAAAATTAGAAAAAGGCGGGAGAGTATAATGGCAGTTTCAGAAACAAGAGTATTACCACCAGAATTTATAGAAGCAGCGGGTAAAACTTATTTAGGTGATTTATCAACAGCAGTAGGTGATTATAAAGCCGCTGATCTTTCAAAAGTATATGGACCACAATTTGTAGCTGGACAAGATCCTTTACAACAAGAAGCAATAAAAAAATTACAAGCTGGTATTGGTTCTTATCAACCTTATATTCAAGCAGCAGAAGCAGCAACAGGACCACAAGCTTACCAAGCTTACATGTCTCCGTATCAACAAGATGTTATTGATGCAACTTTACAAGAATATGATATTCAAGCACAAAAAGGAATACCAGGAATAGCTCAAAGCGCAATTCAAGCAGGAGCATTTGGTGGTGCAAGACAAGGTGTAGCTGAAGCAGAATATGGAGCAGCATCAAATAGAAACAGAGCTGCACTACAAGCACAGTTATTACAACAAGGTTTTGGACAAGCTAATCAATTAGCTGCACAACAATTTGGTCAACAAATGAATTTAGCCGGACAAGTTCCTGCTTTACAAGGAGCAGACATTGGCGCACTAAGTACAATGGGTGGTGCATTACAACAGCAAAGACAAGCTGAACTAGCTGCTCAACAACAATTAAATATACAAAATTTAAATCAACCATTAACAGCTGCACAACAATACGGTTCAGGAGTTACAAGTTTAATAGCTGGTTACCCTGGACAATCAATTCAACAAATAACTCCTAATCCAAGTGGATTATCATCTTTATTAGGAGCAGGTTCTACATTAGCAGGTATCTACGGAGCATTAAAATAATGAGTAGAGTATTTAGAAGACCAATGTTTAGAGGTGGTTCTACTAACATGAATGGTATTATGTCTAATATTGAAGACAGAGAAAATTTTCAAGATGGAACTACTGCAGAAAGACTTCAAAAAATTGCAGAGCAATATCCTGATCAAGGTATCAGTCCATTAAATCAATTTTTAATTCAAGGCGGATTAAATTTAATGTCTCAACCATCTACAGGTAGTACACTAGGTGATATAGCTACAGCTGCAAAAGCACCTACGGCTCAGTTGTTTAAAGACTTATCTGCAAGAGGACA